TTCAACTCGGTGGTAATAGTGCATCAAATAGACAGTTTGAAGTAGTTGACTACGCATGGACTGTAGTGCTTGCTTCAGTATCATCTGGAGGAACGTTTAGTGCATCAGGAGATGTGATAGCTTATGCATCTGATTGCAGATTAAAACAGAATGTAGTACCTATAACAAATGCATTAGGTAAAATAAAATGTATAAACGGTGTAAGTTATACATGGAAAGATGGTACAGAGTGCTTAGGTTTTACTCCTACATCAAAACAAGACGTTGGAGTATTAGCACAAGAGATACAGAAAGTACTTCCTGAAGTAGTTAAGCCAGCTCCGTTAGATCAAATGAAAGGCGAGTCAAAATCAGGAGAGAATTACTTAACTGTTAAATATGAAAAGATAGTGCCACTTCTAATTGAAGCTATCAAAGAACAGCAATGTCAAATTGAATACCTTAAATCTAAAATAGGTTAGTAATGCCAGGTCCTACATCAGGTCAAATATCTTTCAGCTCTTTAAATCAAACTTTAGGGCTAGCATCTAATAAAGCTAACACTTGTTTAGGTGGTACAGGAACATATTCTTGCGCTTTAACTAGAAGAGCTAACAGCTTTGGAGTTATAGATACTAACTCTCCATTTAGAGCTAGCGAATTTTACTGCTACAATAATGTTAAAGTAGATTGTCTAAGGTTTTATATGGATGCGTCTAAACCTACTTCTTTTCCTGGTTCAGGTACTATTTTATGTGATCCATTAGGATGCAATTTAAGCATAACCAGATGTTCAGGAGTTGGATATAGTTCAGCTAATTCAGGCTATTTTACTACTAGTGGAGGTGCCAACTGTCTAATGTATATGACACATACTTCTCAATACAATATAGAGAACTGTATTACTATTGAAGCATGGGTATGTGTAAACACAAGTAACTATCACATGATAGTAACTAAACAGCCTACAGGGAATGCAGCCAATAACTATCCTGGAAACTATGAATTTAGAGTAGCTCCTGATTATAGTTTAGAATTTCTTTATCAAGTTAATGATTTTCAAAATTTCAGGCTAATATGTTCAGCAGCAAACGTAGTACCTGTAGGAGTTTGGAGGCACGTACTAGTAACATCTGGAGGAGATAGTTATGGAGGAACTAAATTTTATGTTAATAGTGTCTTATGCGCAAATAGAGGAATATTTGGAACTGTTGGTAATATAGTAGCCGTTAATCCTACTGCTCTTTTATTGATGGCAAGAAAAGATGGACTATATTATAGTGGAGGTCTAGCCTATGCTGCTATATATCAAGGGATTTTAACTCACGCTGAAGTATGCCAAAATTACTGTGCTAATAAAGCAAGATTCGGACTGTAGAATCTTTTTCTTTATTCTACACTGAATTGTGTATATTTATAAATAAACTCCTGTTATGTCACAAGACAAGTACGTTGTGTTCCACGTCGAGGGCGGACTCGGTAAAAATGTTGCTTCAACCGCAGTAATCAAGAATATCGCTGAAAAGTACAAGGATAGAAAGCTAATTGTAATGGCTTCTTTTCCTGAAGTGTTCCTTAACAACCCTTACATTCACAGAGTGTACAGGTTAGGAATGACCCCGTATTTCTGGGAAGACTATATCTCAGGTAAAGACACCATCATCATGAGGCGTGAACCTTACTTTGAGACTAGTCATATTATGCAAGCGTCTCCACTTCATGAAACATGGCACAAGATGTATGACCTTCCATACAATAAAGAGAAGGACATGCCTGAACTGTTCATGAATATGATTCAGGCCGAAATGCCTATCACTTGGCAGAGACAAAGGCCAATTCTACTTCTTCATACAAATGGTGGACCATTGATGGACGGAGCTCCAATCTATGCTTGGTCTAGAGACATGCCAAGATATGTTGCTGAAGCTGTAGTACAAAACTTTGGTCAACAATATCATATTATCCAGGTATGTAAACATCAGTCACAAGCTATACAATCACCAATGGTTGAAGTGGTTGAAAGACAGATGAGTAACTTTGAACTATTTAGTTTAGTTCGTGCATCAGCAAAAAGAGTCTTGATTGATTCATGCTTACAACACGCAGCCGCTGCATTCAAACTCCCTTCAACAGTACTATGGATTGGTACACACCCTGAAATGTTTGGCTATAAACTTCATACTAATATCAAGTCTAAACCACCTGTAGGGAATGTTAAGAAGGTTGATGCTTCATACTTTGATTATCAACTAGACGGACAATTCCATGAGTGTCCTTATAATTCTCCTGAAGAGATGTTTGATGTTCAAGAAGTACTTAAGACAGTAGCTAAAGTATAATGAAAGTCATATATCGTATTAGTGAAACGGGCTATCCTAAAGAGAAGCCTAGTTACATCAATAACAAAGACTGCTTTATTAATGCCTACCAGAAGCTAGATGAATGTGAGTTCATAGTTATAGCAGACAACATTAATGATGATACTAAGCAGTTTCTACTTACATTCGTAGATAATATAATCGAAGTAAGTGTAGGCCACGGTGCAGGTACATTCAATATAGCATTAGATACGGCCTTGAAGATGGATCATAATGAAGTAGTTTACTTCTTAGAGAACGATTATATACATCGTGAAGGTGCAAAGAAAGCACTTGAAGATGTATTCAATTCAGATATACTATTTGACTATGCTACTTTATATGATCATCCAGACAAGTACTTAAACCCATACGAAGGAGGAAATCCTTTCTGTGTAGGTAAAGGTGAACAAACTAAAGTGTTTTTGACAGAGACAAGTCATTGGAAGTATACTAACTCTTCTACTATGACTTTTGTATCTAGAGTTAGTACGTTAAAAGAAGATGAAACAATATTAAGAAAGTGGACTAGTGAAACATATCCACATGATTTTAACATGTTTATTGAACTAGGGCAAAAAGGCAGAAAAATACTATCGTCTATTCCTGGTTATTCTACACATGGTGAAACAAAGTGGCTTAGTCCTTTAATCAATTGGAAAGAACAGTTATGAAACAATTAGCAGCATTTATTATTGAAGACAGACCAGTAGACAACTTTGGTAAGATATGTTATGAACACATGAAACACTTACCTGAAGGTACAGATCTTTACATCTTTACGTCTGAAGAGACTAAGCCTAAGTTGAAAGAACAACTTATTAAGTTTAAGCTTAACTACAAGTTTAAACCTATGGAGTATAATATTCAAGCGCCTGTTACCATTAGGTATATACCAGGACTTGAAGAGGCTATGAAAGATAAGAGAATGAAGTCGTTGTTTAACATGTGTTTGTTTATGACTGAGCCTGACTTCTGGAAGCAGTTCTTTGATTACGAGAGAGTCATAATGTTTCATATAGACACAGCCATCTTAAAGCCAGGAATAGAAGACTATCTACAATACGACTATATTGGAGCTCCTTGCTACAACTTTGTCAAAGATCAAACTATTCAAAATGGTGCCTTGTCTATTCGAAACCCTAAAGTGATGGAGTATGTTTGTCGTATGCATGGTTGGAAGACTGACCTTCAAGATATGATGGTTGTAGGCCAATATTCCTCAGCTAGTTTCTTTGCTGAAGACATATTTTTCTGCCTCAGAATGATCAAGTATAATATCGGTAACTATGCTCCATTTGAAGTGTCAAAGAAGTTTGCTTGTGAGGTAAAGTACGAGCTAGGTACATTAGGGTATCATGCTATAGAAAGGTATATGACACCAGAACAGGTTAAAGAGATCAAGAACCAATACAAGTAGTTTTTACACGATTTTTGTATATTTATAAATAAACAATCTATTATGTTAGTATTTATCGTTATCATCGCTATTGCTGCTGTAGTTGCATACTTTGTAGTAAGCAGCAAAAAGAAGACAGTTCAACATGTTGAAGACATTAAAGTACAATCAACAGTTCTTCCTAAAGAAGAGTCTAAGAAGGTTGAACCAATTGCTGAAGTACAAGTAGCCGAACCAGAGCAACTTGAAGAAAGAAAGAAAGCTGTAGCTAAAAAGAAAACAACCAAAAAAGCAAAATAATATATGGAAAAAGTTACATTAAAGCTATACGAATTCTACAATCTAGATGCAGAATTGAATGGTGTAGTAAACCAGCAGAATGGTGAGGTTATCTCTAAAGGACTTCTAGCCGAGAAGATCAAATTGACTACTAAGTACTGGTTGACAGACCTTGCTAAGAAAGTAGCTGACGAAAAGAAAGCTGTTGAAGCTCTAAAAGAAGAGTTGATCAAGAAGCACGGTGAAGCAGACGAGAATGGTGCTATTTCAATCCCTATGTACATCAACATCGTATCAAACGAAGAAGGTGCAGTAGTAGCAAAGGACATCAACCCTAAGTATGTTGACTTCCAGAACGACTTCAACTCTCTACTTCAAGAGGATAAAGAGGTTGAATACAAGCCTTTCAAACTAGATGAGTTTGATAATGTTGAAACAGATGGTGTTTACAACACATTCTTTAAACTAGTTAAGGTAGAAGACTAATTTTTATTTTTTGTTATTAACATACGGCTCTCTTAATCGAGGGCCTTTTTTCTTAAGACACTATTACATATTTATTATAGACAATTGTTATGGGTAAAATAACCGACACAGAACTTCAGAGAATAGAGCTCCTTAAAAAAGACGCCCTAGAAGTTGCATCAGCCTTAGGAGAGCTATCTTATCAGAAACTATCTATTGAACTTTTAATCGAAGAACAAAAAAAGAGGATCAAGCAGATTAAGGACCAAGAAGAAAGTCTACTCCAAGAGCTAAAAGACAAGTACGGAAACGTCTCCATAAATATCGAGACAGGCGATTTTAGCTAAAGTGTTTTGAAAGAAGTATTGATATTTATTACTAGATAAAAATAACATAAATGGCCGAAACACTTATTAGCCCAGGAGTTTTCTTGAATGAAAACGATCTATCACAAATAACCCAGGGCCCAGTTGCAGCCGGTGCTGCATTGATTGGTCCTACAGTAATTGGTCCAGTAAACATCCCAACCGTAGTAACATCCTACTCTCAATATAAAGCACTCTTTGGTGCTGCTTTTGTTTCTGGTGGTGCTAACTACGAGTACTTGACTAGTATTGCTGCTTTGAACTACTTTGAACAAGGTGGAGAATCTATCATTGTAACAAGAGTAGCTTCTGGTTCTTATACAGCAGCAACCTCTTCTGTAGCAGGTATCAACGGAAGTAATACTTTCCAATTGAGTACTTTGTCTGTAGGTGCTATCATGAATAACGTAAATGGCTTTGCAACAGGAGTTAGTGGTTCACTTCCTTCTGGTTCTGAAGCTAACATTCGTTGGGAAGTAACAGGTGTAGATACTGGTTCAGGTGTTTTCAGCCTTATCATTCGTCGTGGTGATGACTATACTAATAGTAAAACTATTCTTGAGTCTTGGACTAATCTTTCATTAGATCCAAACCAAAATAACTATATTGCATATGTAATTGGTGACCAAACACAAACTGTACAACAAGATTCAACTGGTAACTATTACTTGCAAACTACTGGCTCTTATGCTAACAAATCTAAGTACGTAAGAGTATCTGCTGTTAACCAACCAACTCCTGGCTATTTCTCAGCTGTAGGTGTTGCTCAAAACCAATATACTGGTTCTATGCCAGCTCTTGGCTCTGGTTCAGTTCAAGGTGCTTTCGGTGGTGCAACAGGTGCTATCTATGGTGGATATATCACAGCAACTAATACCACTAACGCTCCACTCAATATGTTTGAGAATATTAAGTCTAGCACTGCTACCTCTGCTGCTAACAACGTACAAGGTCTAGTTGGTACAGACTATGATATAGCAATCGATTTGTTAGAGAATAAAGATGCTTATGACTTCAATGTTATCTACGCTCCGGGTTTGAATAGCCAAAACGCTCCTTCTCAAGTAAGCAGTCTATTGACTCTTGCTCAAGGACGTGGTGATGCTATCGCTGTAGTTGACATGGTAACTTACGGTCAGCAAATTGGAACCGTACTTAACGAAGCTGTAGGATATGATAACTCATATGGAGCTACTTACTGGCCATGGGTACAAGTTCGTAGTCGTGAGACTGGTAAAGTAAACTTTGTTCCTGCTTCTACTTTGGTACCAGCAGTATACGAATACAATGATAAAGTATCTGCAGAATGGTTTGCACCAGCAGGTCTTAACAGAGGAGCTCTTGCAACAGTGCTTCAGCCAGAAAGAAAGATTGGTGTAAATGATCGTAACTTGTTGTATCAAGGAAAGGTTAACCCAATTGCTACCTTCCCTGGAGTTGGTACTGTAATCTATGGTCAAAAGACACTTCAGCAAAAGCCGTCTGCTCTTGATAGAGTAAATGTACGCCGTTTGTTAATTGCTCTTAAATCATATATCGGTCAACTTGGTGAGCAGATCGTATTCGAACCTAACACTCAAGTAACTCGTAACAAATTCTTGAACCAGGTTAATCCATATTTGGAATCAGTACAACAAAGACAAGGTCTTTATGCATTCCAAGTTGTAATGGATGAAACTAACAATACACCAGATGTAGTAGATCGTAACCAATTGGTTGGTACAATTTACTTACAACCTACAAAGACTGCGGAATTCATTCAACTTGACTTCAACATTCTTCCAACAGGTGCAACATTTGGTCAATAATATAAAACACACTTAAGATGAACGATAATACAATATTGAGAATCAAAGTTCCAGCCCACCTATACGAGAGTGTTAAAGAACAATTGACATTGACTGAAGCAGCTAAAGCTAAAAAGCAATTTGGTGCAGAGTTCAGTGTAGTAAAAGAAAAGAAAGCCCCTAAAGACGGCATGAAGAAGGTAGAAGAGAAGATGCATGACGTAGAAGAGGTTAAGCATGAGGTTGAAGAAGCTCCAGTTAAGAAAGAAAGAACTCTTGACGAATTGATGGCTGCTAAATCTAAGCTTGAAAAGAAGATCGAAGAGATGCAAGCTAAAATGAAAGATGAAGCTAAGCATGAAGTTGAAGAGGCTAAGCACGAAGTAGAAGAGAAGAAAGAAGAAGAATAATTGAGTTGCATATTTATAAATGAATAATTAAACTAATATAACCATGCCAGTCCTCGATCCGTCAGAAATAATGTTCACCGCGTTTGAACCTACAGTATCAAACCGTTTTGTCATGTATATTGATGGTATTCCAGCTTACATGATCAAGAAGGCAGACGCACCAGGTGTAACTTTAAACGAGATCAAACTTGACCACATCAACGTTTACCGTAAGATTAAAGGTAAAGCTGAATGGAGAGACATGAGCTTGTCACTTTATAACCCAATTTCTCCTTCTGGCCAACAGGCTGTAATGGAGTGGGTACGTTTGTCACACGAATCTGTGACTGGTCGTGATGGATATTCTGACTTCTATAAGAAGGATTTGAATTTGTCTATCCTAGGTCCAGTTGGAGATGTAGTAAGTGAGTGGATTATCAAAGGTGCTTTTGTAAAAGAGGCTACTTTTGGAACATATGACTGGTCTACATCAGATCCTACCGAATTGGTTATTAACATCGGTATGGACTACTGTGTATTGAATTACTAATATTTAGGAGTAAATATAGGAGTAAAAAGGCCCCATTCTTGGGGCTTTTTCTATTTTACTAGATACTTTAATTGTCTGGTAAAATTACTTATTCTTATATTTATATATAAAATACTATAGTTTATGCCAGAACAAAAGTTTACGGTACCTACAGAACAAATAGATCTGCCAAGTAAAGGTCTAATCTATCCAAAAGAAAATCCACTATCATCAGGAGTTGTTGAAATGAAGTATATGACAGCTAAAGAGGAAGATATCCTCACAAATGTCAACCTGCTTCGCCAGGGCCTCGCCATTGAGAAGATGCTAACTAGCCTAATCAAATCACCAATTAAGTACGAAGACCTAACCTTAGGTGACAGAAATGGCTTACTGATCGCGGCTAGGATTCTAGCTTACGGTAAAGACTATTCTTTTAAGTATACAAACCCTAATACAGGAGAAGAAGAAAAAGTAGAAGTAGACTTGCAAAATTTAAAATATAAAGAAGTAGATTGGTCCCTATTCAGTAACAAGAACGAGTTTGAGTTCACGCTTCCGCATTCTAAGAACACAGTTGCGTTTAAACTTTTAACTGTATCTGACGACAAGAAGATTGATGAAGAGGTTAAAGGTGTTAAAAAGATGGTAGGCCAAGATGCAGGACTTCTTTCAACCAGACTAAAGCACCAGATTATTGCTATTAATGGTGAATATTCACAGAAGACAGTTCGTGAGTTTATTGATCAAGGATACCTACTATCTAGAGACTCTATTGAACTACGTAAATATATGGAGAAAGTAACTCCAGACGTAGACATGAACATTTCGTTTACATTTAAAGATGGCACAGAAGAGACAGCATCTCTTCCGATGTCGGCCGAGTTCTTTTTTCCCGGGAGCGGACTATAGGTCCGCATTCATGACAGAATGTTTTGAACTCACCTATCATGGTGGAGGCGGTTTTAGTTGGTCTGAGGTATGGAATATGCCTGTAACCACTAGGCGTTTTAACCTCAAGAAGATAAACCAATATCTGGAAAAGATAGAGGAGATGAGAAATGACAGCCAGAAAAAGGTCACAGAAAAGACAGACCCTAAAAAGATAAATGTTCCAGATTTTGCTAAACCTAAGGATGACTCCACATTTGTATCTAAGGTAAAAACCAAACGATAATATTTATTCGTAGGTAATACTCATTAATGGCTAACGAAAACCAAAATACGGGTCCTCAAAATATAGATCC